GTTCCCGATAAGACGCAACAAAATTATTTGCGTAAAATTATGTCTCCGTCTGGTAAACTTCGCTGGACTCATCAGGAGTTGATTCAATACCTTATCGAGGTTACTCCTAAGCATTTTGAGAGACAACGCAATATCGTGACCCGTGAAACCAAGTTTCCTTGGTGTCAGGTCTGCAATCAGCCAACTACTTGGTGTGACTGCAATTCATGTGAAGATGAACTAGTTGAACAAACTGGTGAAAATGAACGTGAACGTACATCCTTTAAGGATGCAGAATCAGATCAAATCATGAATTATCTGGAAGAGTTCGGTTCCACTTTCGTTGGACGAACAGTCCGTATTTTGGGACGTCTACCAGGCTTTGATCATTTGGTTCGCTTTTTCCTCACTGTTTATGCAGTGACAGGTACTCTTGATGAGTGCCTCGCCCGCACGAAACATACCCTATATTTGATGTTGGTGGGTAGTATGATTCCAGGATTTTTCGGTCCTTTTGGAATTCTTTTGTGCTTAGCCGGTCTTTTGTTGACTGGCCTTTGGTTTCTTTGTCAATCTTACCATATTAACAAGATTGCCGTCACAGCTTTTCTTGGAAAGCGTTACGATCGTTCTATTGCGGAACGTGTAGATCGTTTCAATCGTTACCATGTTGCCGGAGCTTTTTCGGTCTTGGTCGCAGGAGTTTACGCCTATAGGCGTTTTAAGTCTGTTAAGGAGACTATTGTCGCTCAGACTGCTCTTGCTCCTATCTCCCAAGAAGAGGTAGATGAAAGGGATGCTGCCCCTTCTGATAAGCCAGTTGCAACTTTGGCTTTGGCTGAATTGCCAGTTCAGACTAAAACAGCAACATATGAACAAGCTTTGAATGTCATCAAGAAGAACCTGTATAAGGTTTCGAATGGTGACTCATATTGCAATGCTCTCTTTTTAGATAGCAACACGTTCATTTTGCCGCATCATTTTGCGAAGTATTCTACTCTTCTTGAGTTTGATCGCATGTGTGGCTCCGCCGGTAGATTTTCTACTCGAATTTCCTCGCAGAGTTTCAAGCAGATTAAGGGCACTGATTGTGCACTTGTTTTCTGTACTGCAGGCCCTGATAAGCCTAATATTTGGAAGTTCATTGCCGATACTACTCCACGTATTGGAGATGCAAAGTATGGTACTATGCTTTATTTAGAGGAAGCTGGTCATGTCGTTGACCGCCTCTACTATAAGTATGACTCATTCAGAGTCAATTATGATGGTGACCGCCAGTCTATGACTGGCTGGAAATACCAGCGCGATAATTTTGCTGGTTTGTGCGGTGCTATCCATTTGGATTCGCACAATCACCTTTTTGCATTCCATGTTGCAGGTAATCCCGCGACTAAAGAGTGCGCAGCTACCGAGCTGCAATTGTCGCTTCTTCGTGAAGCACAGAGCCAATTAAAGGCTATTGTCCCGGCTGTTTCTATTGCCGAGACCGGTAACTTCCTCACCACTCAATATGGTGTGAAGTTCTTTCAGGGTGCCCGTGTGCATCCAATGTCACCAGTAGCTCATGTGAGTGAAGGTGCTTCCTTTGCCGCTTATGGTGAAGTCACTGGTCGTGCCAAATTCTTTTCTGAAGTTGGCCTTTCGATTATTTCTCCTACCGTGGAGAAGATCATGGGTGTCCCGAACCAGTGGGGCAAACCTCATTTTAGAGGTAATAAGAATTTTCTAGATTCTTTGGAGTATTATACTCACCCCAACCCAGGAATGGGTATGGATGAACTCATTTGGGCTGCGCAGGATTATGCAGCGCCTTTACTGCAATTATTGCAGGATGAGAATTCGTTTTGGCGTAAAGATGTTCGACCTTTGTCGGATATCGAAGCCACGTCAGGGATTGATGGTAAACGTTTTATTGATGCCATGAAATCTAACACTTCTGTTGGATTCCCTCTATCAGGACCTAAGGAGAGGTATTTTGTACTCCTTGATCCTAATGAGAATGAAGGTTCTCATGCCTGTCCCAAGGAGTTTACTCCTGAGATTAAGGCAGAAATTGCACATATGAAAGAAGAATATCTTTCAGGACGCCGTGTGTACCCTATCTTTAAGGCATCCCTCAAGGATGAGCCTACGAAATTAGATAAAGAAAAGGTTCGCGTCTTTCAAGCAGCTCCTGCTGCTTTGCAGTTTCTTATTAGGCAATATTACTTGCCTTTGGCACGATTCATGTCGATGAATCCTCTGCTTTCGGAATGCGCCGTTGGCGTAAATCCGCAGGGCCCGGAATGGGGCGAGCTTCAGTCTTTTATTGAAGCTTATGGAAATGATAGAATCCTCGCTGGGGATTATTCAAAGTACGACCTGACTATGTCTTCTCAATTGACGAGTGCGGCTTTTAAGATCTTGATTGATCTTGCCGCAAGTTCTGGAAATTATTCCATTGAGGACATTAAAATTATGGAAGGTGTCGCCTCAGAGGTGATCTTCCCCATGACTGCCTATAATGGTGATTTAGTCATGATGTACGGGTCTAACCCGTCGGGGCAAAATCTTACTGTGTATATTAATTGTATTGTGAACAGTTTGCTTTTACGTTGTGCTTTCCGAGATATTAGTCTCAAGCACTTGCCTATTGACGTTGCGAATAGTCGCACTTATCGTCAAGTTTGTTGTCTAGCCACTTATGGTGATGACTTTAAGGGTTCTGTCAGTAAGGAGTACGATTTTTACAACCATATTTCGGTTGCCGCATACCTTAAGTCTAAGGGCATGGTTATGACTATGCCTGATAAAACTTCAGATCCCACGCCGTACATGAAATCGGTCGATGCCGACTTTCTTAAAAGAAAGAATGTGTACATAGAG